CTGTCAACACCCAATGAACCTGGAGCATAGGTGTATTCACGTATGTCATTTCTAGATTGTGAATATGTTCCATCACAGTTTCTAGTCTTTGTCATTAATTGCCAGTTACCATCATCAAATTTTTGTGTGTCGTTTCTACTTAGGACTTTGTAGTATACGTTGATATCTGTTCCAACTGGACGATATGCAGACAAATAAACATTCAAGTCACCAGAATCAAAACCACCATCCAAAACAACCTTCTTAGATGTGTATCTTGCAGCTGCAGGACCACCTCGGCTTGATGTTTCACCAGCTACAATTGCTGTTGCACCTGTTCCTGGTGTAGTGTTTGCATCTGTGATAGTAATTGTAGGTGTCTCAATGTATCCCGCACCAGGTGTTGTGATATAGATTGCGTCAATCACTCCATTCACCACGTTTGCGGTTGCATAAGCTTGTTCACTATTCTTTCCTGTTGGTGCAGAAATGCTTACTGTTGTTGTTTGAACATTATAACCACTGCCACCGTCTGTCACGGTAATTAAACTGTTTGACAATGGGCAATTGTTAATGTCGTATTGAATTGTGAATACGGATGTTCCAGAATCTGCCAAGAATGGAGAAACAGCATCATCAGCTGATTCCAAATATGCATACATTGAAAATGATGTTGTGGAATTTGCCTGAATGATTCTTTCACCCTTATTGTCATTCAAATAAATGTGGTTATACATTGTTGTTCCATATTTACCTGGATTCACATTCACTTCAGGTGTATCTGTTCCATTTTGTAATGTTGCAGAGTAGGTATATGTTATCTGTGTTGATGAAGGAACAAAATCGGTTGTTGTTAAGTTGAAAGCATCAACCAACAAGTCTGTGTTTGATGTTGTTCCAATACTATCTGTCATGTTGTTTGCATTGCTGTAGTAATCAACACTTGATTCCACCAATGTTCTTTGTGGCATTTTCTTAGGAACAACCATTCTAAGTGATGGTGTTTTTGTGATATCAAACTTAGCACGTTCGATTGTAAACATCAAACTTTGGTTTTGATCCACAGTCCAAGTCTGTGCGTTTTGTGACAAGAACAAACCACCAACATAAGGTGCACCAGAAATCTTTGTAATTGAACTTGGGTATGGATCAGTTGCAAGATTCTTAACACTAGATGGTAGTGCTGTATCACCATTTGCAGCTGCATGTAGTGTGTATTCATTTGAAGTTGACTTCAAAATAAATGCATACATGGTTTCTGGTTGAATGTAAACAGGTGAGTCGAACACAAATTCTGTATAGGTTGTTTCATCCAAATATTGTGGAGAAGCAGATGCTTTAATTTTATATGCTGGTAATGTAACAATAGAGTTGTCTAATGTTGCACCATTTGGATAACCATTTAAAGTTCCAACGATAGACAAGGTCACAGGAGCTGTATCACTTGTAGGTTTAGTTGCAAAGAATACTCTAATAGATGTTAAGTATGCACCATTAGGATAGTTGTCTCTGTCAATAATAAATGTTTGTGCTACAGGATCATATGGTGAATACCAAACACTCTTGTTGTATTTGTTTTGTGTATCATATGATATCAAAGTTTGTTTCTTAACTTGTGTGAAGGTGTCTTTTGCACCAGATGGTGATGCACCAAAATCAATGTTTTGTTTATTGATTTGTAGACCTGTTGCATAGAATGAACCTTCACCGAAAGTGGTGATTGTTGATTCGTTTCCATTGTAACGGTTGTCCATACGGAACACTCTTGTTCCAGTTTGGAAAGTATTTTCTGGAATAGTAAAGATGCCGTAGAAAGAACCTTCTTCATCAGTCTTGAATGAACCGATAGAATAGATATCGTTAACAGAACAGGTTATAGCTGTAGTTAAGGTTATAACCTTTGTTGATCCATTGTATGCCGATACTATGGCTGATTGACCAACTCCATTTCCAGAGGTGATGTATAGTCTTTCTCCAACATAGTCAGAATTATTTGATGATGCCAAACTAGACAATGTTAATGTTGTAGAGTTGGTAACAGCTTGAACCAATCCACCATTGTGTTTCTGACTAACAAAAGAACCTTGCGCTGTGCTTGTTTGATAAACACCATCACTATCAAAGAAGGCATTTTGTAATGGATTTCCGTTGTGATAAGTTGTTGTCTTACCATCAGCGGCAACATACAATCTTGAATTGTTTGAATTTGGATATTCGTATATGCCAATAATTACACCAGTAGGAACAAATGTTCCTGCTGAATAGTAACCAACGATATCACCTTGACTGAATGTTCCAACCACATTTTGCAATTCAATTTCATTTGTTTTCTTAATGTAGTTGTCAACAATCTTTGTGTCAAAGAAACCGTGTAGTTCAGTTTTGTATAGTAGATTGAAAGCTCTAACAATAACTTCTTGTTTTCTTATCCAAGGAAGAATACTAATGTCGTTGATGTATCCGTTGTTCAATGAATATGTATTATCCAGTTGACTATAATTACCAACGATATCGGTTCCGGATTGATTTGTTGTGGTCTTATACGTTTCTGTTGTGAAGGTTTCTGTAATGTGTTCAGTATAACCAACGTTTCTTCCGTATGGACCATCAAATCTTCCGTGATTTTCATGGTTAACATTGTAAGATTTTGTTTTTACATCTTTATCTGTCAGAACAGTTGTTGCGGAAACTGTTTGCCAGTCACCAGTAAACAAGGTGTTCAATTCGTTTGAACTTTGCCATACATGCAAGTCTGGATCCACAATCAACAACGATGGTGAATATGATGTGTCTACCCAGTTGTCAACGTTTGGTGACAAAGAGACTAATCCTTTTGCACTGGTAACAGAGAAAGGATTGATGTTGACGGTTCTACTTGCTAACTTTTGTGCAACTATATTGGTTTTAGTGTATGGTAGTGAGAAGTAGTTTGTTGTTCCGTTGTTTGTTCTCGCAAAATTCTGAGCCGAAATATCAGAATTTGTGGTATTATTCATACTGTAAATCAAAGAAAGATTCTTCAACGGGAAGTTTTTGACAGTTTGTTTTGCTGTCATTTGTTTTGTTCTACGGTTGATAGATGCGTTAAAGTCACCTGTGCCAACATCTGACGCAGCAAAACTTGAGAAGTCATCAACCATAATACCGTTCTTAAATCTATTCAATCCATATGCATCAGAAATTTGCAATGAGTTTGCATTTTGTTCCAATGCACTTAACGATGTGTAGTATTCAATACGATTAATTCTTGTGTCCAAACCAGCAATGTCTGCCATTGTATAACGGCGGTGCTGTGTAACATTTATTGATAAGTCGGACAAACCAGAAGATAGTTCCGAAGGAACATAACTTGTATATGGTTTGTGTGTGATATCAGCCAACACCAATGATTTGTCTGGTTCATTAGGTGAAATAGGGTTGATAGAAGGAGAACCTTCAATCACTTTAATTTGTTTGTCTTTTGTAATTACCAACTTATCTTTTCTTCCAAGATAGTATGAATAATCACAAACAAATGTGGACAAATTAGATGGTTGTAATACACCCAATCTAGTAGATGATGGGTTAGAATAACGGAAAACAAATTCCGTTTGTGTGTTTAATCTAGAAGGTCTAAAGTCGAGACAGTCTCTTAACGCATAAGAAGCACCATGATTACTTACGAAAACTGGAATCTCTCTGTAATCTTCAGGTGAACTTGAGTTATCGATGTATGACATTTTACTAAAGTAACCATCACCACCTGTGTGTTTGTAGTAATCTAAAATAATCAACAAGTTACCAACAGGTTTAGCTGCACCAGGTCTCAATGAGATTGAAGCGTGGTCGTAGTAAGAATCTCTTTGACCGTTATCGAAAATGTATCTGTTGGTCACATCATAAGATGGATTTGTCAACATCGCCACCGTTGGATATACATCACCTTTGGTGTCAATGATTTTCAATATTCTTTTAACGTCAGACAGATATAATGATTGGTTTCCACTAGACAATACACCAGCTTGTTTAATGTATACGTGACCAGTTGAACTAGCAGAATCATCCACAAATGTATTTGTATTAACTTGGGTCATATATCCTGAAGTATTGCTACTTACAGCAGTTGTATTTCCTTTTACCAAGTTTTTGATTCTTAGAACGTGACTTGTATTTGTTCCATCGGTGACAAATACCTTGGCAATAATAGTTGCGGTAAATGCCGACAAGTCTGATGTTGCAGTAGTAAAGTTTGCAACAGAACCATCATTGTTTAATGTAACACTTCTGCCATTGATTGTCCATGGAACAATCTGACCGTTTGTCAATGAACTATTTGATTGTCTATCAGTAACAATGATTGTGTAACATTGTTCAACAACATCACCAGAAAGTGTTGTGCCTTCGTTACCCAAGTGTTTAATTACACCAGCATAACTTCCAGTGAAGTCGATTGTAGCGGAAATTGTTCCACCTGATACGTTGAAGTTAACACCCTTGATTTCTTGGTATGTTGTGTAAGAAGGTGATGTGATGGTTGAAACGTATGGATTACCAATTGGATATACCATTTCAGGTATGTTTGGATTCTGGAATACGGTATCACCTGATGAAATGTTTCCTACTTTTCCTGTAACATCAATCTCTGCACTTGCATAGATGCGTTTTGGATAAGTTGAACCTGTGAACACCATAGATTCAATGTCTGGTGTATTAAAGTTCAACACATAAACAGATGAACTATCTGGTGTAACACTCCATGGTTGACTTACTGTTGCAACTCTGGTTGTTCCATTATAGTTGGAGATTGTTCTTGTTTCGCCTGCGTTTGTTCCCTTTACGATAGAAACGTCTACACCCTCATACGCACCATCAACTGTGGATGTTTTATGATTGATACTTGCTAGTGTGATAGATGTTGCATTGGCCGAGATAACGTTTGCAGAAATAGATTTGTTTACCAAATCATAGATGTGTGCTTTGTAAACGTATGTTGATCCATCAGCTGCAACAGGACTATTATCAAATTGTAAACCACGAATGTAAGCTGTTGCAACCAACGTTGAGTTATATGTGTTGGTGTTTGCTGTATTGATATCTGTGTTTGCAACGCAATGGAAATCTACTGTGTTGGCTGTTGTTACAGGGAATGTATATGTTCCCGAACCGGCAACGTTACTTACTAAGAAATAACTACCATAATCAATAAATGTTGGTTCATTATCTTGTGATGCAGTTGTTCTTGCACGATTGGAAATTAAATTTAATGGTGAAGGATTTTCAACACGATAACCATGAACATATGCTAAACCTTTACCAACACTTAGTGTGTATTTGTCAGCATCTTCTTCATATACTTTTGGTGTTAGTTTGAATTCGTCAATGATGTAGTCACCATTGGTTTCATAGTCACGCTTTGCAAAGTAATCATCGATGGCTGCATACACAGAACCATCAACCATTTTGTATACACTACCATCTTCAACACGGACCAATTCAATAAACAAAGCATCGTCACCAAAATACAATGGTCTAGAAGATAGTTGCAAACTGATTACATAACGGTCTGCACCTGGAGCCTGATAGTTGGATGCACCAACTGCTGGATCCAATAATGAATTGTCTGTTGCATAATCATAAATTGTTTCTGTAATTTCCAAACCAATACGTCTTGATGGTGTGTTACCATACTTGTCTAAGATTACAGTCTGTGGATTAACTTGAACAAAGTTGCCCAAAACATAGAATACACCTTGTGCAATTGAAGCGATTGAAGAAGAACCAACCGCATCACTTGGCATAGCTTGGCAAGTTAGGTTGGAGTCTGCATCATAGATGATATCGTTGTCTGTGAAATGTGTTCCTGTTTTATAGGAAACAATAAGTGTTGGTGGATCACCTTCACCCGCAGTTCCAGTTGCTACAGCTGTAGTCAACACTCTAGCAACGATTGTTCCGTCTGCGTTTCTAATTAATTTATTTTGGAACTGTTCAACATCAACGGCAATACCATTGTATTCTGTTTGAATTTTGATATACTTTACATCAAAGTTTGTTGTGACCTGACCACCACTAACGGGTGAGTTTTGCTTAAAGATGTTGTCAGCGAAACTTGTGATTTGATTTTGTAATATTGTTTGTGCTTGCGTTAACTCTCTGGCTTGCACAGCAACACCAGGTTTAAACAATATACGGTGGAAGTTTTTTGTTCCATCGAAATCGTCATAGTATGGATCAACGTTAAAATTTAAAGCCATTTTTTTCCCTTAGAAACCTAATACGAATCTGAATTGTTCTATACCATCAGCACTTCTTTGAACACCAGCCCTGTTCTCAACATAAATCAAATAACCAGAATTCACTGCAAAGTTTGGACTGTTATACGACAATAATGTTCTTGTTACTTTAGACGATTGACCAAATATTGGACTGTTATTTGATGGAGTTCCGGTTGTATTTATCAGCCTAATCATATTGGAATCAGCTTCAAAATTCAAAACTGTCCCATAAAATGTAGGATTATTTTCTGTTCCTTGATAAACAAATTCGTCTGGTGTGTAACCTGCATCCGATCCAGGTGCAACGATTACGTTTGTTGTTGTGCTGTAGATAGCTCCGTTTGCTGGTTTTGGATTAGATTGTTTTGTGGTTGGATTAACCAAAATACCCACTTGATGATAGTCAATCTCGGTTGGAACATAACCATTTTCATCACCATCAAACTGTGCGGTCAACATGATGTGTTCACAACCCAACTCAGATATTGGGTCGAAACCATGGCCACCAACAGGTGAAGTTGCCCAAGTTACAACTGCATTGCTACCGATTGCGGACGTAATTGCAATATTGGCATAGGTATAGTTACCACCTGGATTAACAACAATAATATCACGTATAGAACCACCGGATGACAATGGTTCTACGTTTGCTGATGCGGTTGCACCTACTCCGTCACCTGTAATTGTTACATAGACCACGGCGTTTACGGTGTCATATCCTGAACCACCATCAACAACGTTGATAACATCTATACTGCCTGCGCCAGCGGATGTTACCAGTGGATTTGGTGTGTTTGATCCGATTTGAATTGGCATCCATTCTTTGTCCATGAATTTCAATTTCAAACCGGTATCAATTGTATACATGAACTTCCACTTATATCCATCGTCACCTTGGAAGATTCTGTTAGCAGAATATGTTCCTGGTTCAAAGTATGGTTCTCTTGTGGATAGACCATCATTATTGTTCCACAAACACTTGAAAACTTGGTCGTATTTGTTCTTCACGTAAAATATTTTAGTTAAATAACCATTCTCATCTTTAACTAACATATCAACATCATCACGGAAATAATCATAAATTGTATTTTCGGTCCAATCAACTCTTTGTATGATAGGACAAATATCACTTGTCTTAATTTGTTTTGCAACAAAGATATTTTTTTGAATTTGTTTTATGGTCTTTAAATCACCAGAAGGAACTGGAGGATTATTTTCATCTGGCCAAGGAGTTGGCTTTGATAAGAAACAATAATAAGAATTTATTGGTGTTGTAATTGCCGGTGGAACCACCGCAACAGGTGCGAAATACAATAGGTCTATCTGTGAAACCTTTGATGCGCTTGTAAGTAAATTTTTATTTGCCATGATTTATTTATTATTGGTATGTGGCTGAAACATATGTATTTGCAAGGTCACCATCAAAACTAAAGTATCTTAGATAACAGGTTTTTGTTGCACCTAAGTTAAATGATGTTGCACCTACTGTGGAATTAATTGCAGAACAACCATGTGTAATTACATGTTGTTGACCAGATGTATTAGTAATAATCACATCGACAAATTTTCCTGTAACAAAAGAACTCAATGTTACCACCAAATCAGCTGCAATATTTGCTTTGACCATACCTGAATTTGAAAAACTAACAGTGATTGCTGTTTGAGATCCTGGAAATATATTTGGAGTTCTAATTGTATTGGCCGCATACAATGGTCCTGATACTGTTAATGTTCCAGGAACTGTCAAGTTTTGTTGAACAATAATTGAAGATGTGTTTTGTAAAGATGTATTTGCATAATCATATGCAGCATTTGCTTGGTCATATGCGGAAGCAACAGTTGTTGTGTTGGTATTCGCTTGAGTAAATGCACCGTTAGCAAACGATGCGGCTGAATTTGCAGCGGAATAACCAGAGTTTGCTCTTGTGAAGGCTGCATTGGCAAAGGTTGCGCCAGAGTTGGCTGCAACAAATGCACCATTAGCAAACGATGCTGCTGAATTTGCTGTTGCGAAACCAGAGTTTGCTTTTGTAAATGCACCATTAGCAAATGATGCAGTAGTGTTTTGTGAATCGTAAGATGAATTTGCTCTGACAAAAGCTGCATTAGCAAATGTTGCTGCTGAGTTTGCTGATACAAAAGCTCCGTTAGCAAATGTTTCCGCAAAAGTTGCTGATGAATTTTGTGTAGAACCATCTGCAAAAATTATAGGTCTTTTCAGTAACTCCAAACCTTCATCAGAAAGTGTTGCATAGTAATCGTTTGCGGTTGATCCACCAACCAAGAATTTAACATATGTTCCTGACTGTGTTGAACCTATAATTAAATTACCACCAGAAGATGACAAGTCATCACCAACCGATAACACATAAGAGTCTAATGGTTGTATTGCGTCCCAACCAGGATAGTTGTATGTTGAACCAGCAATACCAACATCAACAAAATTTTTCGTATCTGTTCCAACATCAGATGTAACAACATAGTCAGCTGAACCATCACCATCTTTGTTTTGTAAGTTAATTTGCAAATAACTTGTGTTGTTTCCTACAAATTGACCAATCACACCAGGGAAAACAATATCATTGTTACCAACATTCAATACGTTGTTGGCAAACAAACTGTGTGATAACGTTTGTGCTGTGAATTGACCAGTAACTCCAGAAACTTTATCAACACCAATCATTATGGTGTTGGCTGTATTAGAATCTAAACGTGTTATTTCTGATAACTGAGAAATTTTTACTGTTGACATTGATTACCCCAATAGGATTATTTTTCCATCTTCTGTTGTTATTGTAATACCATCTTCTGTTGTTAGTTCTGGTATGTATGCGAGTCCAACAGGACTTGTTATTTTAATTTGACTTGATGACAACGAACTGTTGGCAACAAATGTTCTCTTTACTGACAAATAAGAATTGGTTGTTGAACTTAGATTTGATGTGAGATATATTTTCTTGTTCACATAGTCAACTGAATTCACAACTTTGCTTGTATTATTATCAACAAGAATTACATCACCTTTATACACAATATCTTTTATTGGGTATTCAGAATCAGTATAATTTCCATTGTTCATTAGGTCATAAAGACCTGTCAAAGATGTAATATTTAGTGCGTTAGAACCAGAATTACCTGTTACCACCGCAACGTTTGCATAGGTTAACCAGACATTACTTGCGAGTGTGATTGTTCCTTCATTACCATTTACACCGATAATTTCAGAATAAACATTAGGTCCATTCTTGGTTTGTATATGTATGGTCGATTCGTTTGGAGTTATAAACGTTTCCAAATTTGCACCAAGCAAATGAGAAAACTTAATTACATTATTACTCTTATTGGTAAAATCTGTTACAATTTCTACGGCATCATTAACATATGCACCAAGATAATAAGATAACGGCTTAGAAGTATACACCGATTGCAATGGATGTATATTTAAGTTGTTATAAGATTTTAATCCATAACGGCCCAATACATTTGATCCGACAGGATGTAATAGACCTAATAAAACTTCTCTATACTTTGAAATCTCTTTATCAACGGTGATTAGATATGTAAAGTTGTTGTATCTATCATCCTGCATAATGTCAAACGAACTTGGTTGACCTTGTGTGGTTAAGTATTGACCAGAACCAATAACAAGACCGTTCAAGAAAGTTGCATTTGCTTTTGCGGAACCATCACCATATGAAATGTAACCTTGTTTGTTATAATTTCTGGTAAATACTGTTCTGTTTCCTGACGCATCATAATATGAATATGTCTTTTCAAATTGTGGGAAGGCAGAGTTTGCCATCTTCAAATTGATATTTCTATCTTCACCCAATATCTTCAACATTAAGTTTGGATTTGGATTTGCGTTGTAGTTAAAGACTTGTAGATTATACAAAGACAATTCTGTGTTTGCATCTGGTGCCAATAGAGAAATCGAATTTACTCTGGCTGTATATGTGGACAGGTCGATTGTTGGACCTTGGTAAATATATTCACCCTTACGTGGTAAGTTTTCTATTGCCACATTTGAAACAACAATGTCTTGAACCTTTAAAGAAACACCAGGTTGTGATGAGTAATCTTCACCGTAATTTTCTAGTGCAATTGATGTGACTGAACCTACTCGGTCAACAACCAAAGAAAACTCTGCGCCTGTTCCTAATATTCCAGGAACAGTTAGTATTGCACCTGATGCCTGTGCATTTGCCGATTGAACTGTTACTGCTGGTAAGAATTCGTTTTTGTATCCGGTTCCACCCAATGGATACATTGGAAATGGATCATTAGGATTAAACACATAAGAAATTCCTGTGATAGTTCCGTTTGCACCAACAGATGTAACGTTTGCGTATGCACCACGACCAGAACCACCACTAAAAACAATCTTATCGTTTGCTTGATACCATCCACCACCTTTAATGATTTGTATTGGTGCTAAGATACCCAATGGTGCAATATCAGAATGTGCGGCTGAATAGGTATCAAATTCATCTTCTGTTGGTATGGTGGATGTAACTTGAATATCTGGTATGGCAGCAATACCGCCACCACCATTATCGACAACCATACTAAAGATTGAACTTGTTTCTAGTGTTGAGAATGAAAGTGCATCAATCAATCTTGTGTTGGCATTTGCACTGGCCATATTTGCGAAAAAGAATTGACTGTTGCCAATAACAACATCATCTTTGAAACCAATAACATCGGTTGTTATGTAACTTACGTTTGCTCTTGCATTACCTGGTGCTGGTGCAGTTGTTATAATTGCACCACTTGCCAAAGGATTGGATGATTCTACTGTCGCTGTCAAACT